AGCGCAGTATGGAAAAGAACTACACCTGATCTTACTTTTCGAGGTCATCTTGCCGGTAAAGATGGCACGTACGATCCTATAAAAGATATATTTGTTCCTTTTAAAGAATTTCCTTCATGGATTTTAAACGAAACTACTTATGAATGGGATCCTCCTGTTCCACGACCTGATCCTAATGCAAATGGCGTACCTAGTAAATGGGACGAAGCTGGTCAAAAATGGCTGGAAGAAACACCCTTAGGTTCTGGAGTATGGGAATAAGCCTTACCAGCGATGTGTAAAGGTTCTTGCTATATTTTTTCTTATTAAAGATTCCTTTAAATTTTCATTTATTTCTAAAGTTGATTGATGAAGGGTATAATAAAGCACCATAGGTTCTCCTTTCTTAAATTCATAAATCTTATTCTTTTTTTCAAATAAAGTTATAACATTAAGAGCTATAGAACCCTTATCTTTTGTGAAATTTAAAATACCCGGAGCTATTTTATAGGGTTGATTTCTCCAGTATGTAGGTTCAATAAGAGTTACTTTATTTTGAGGAGCTTGAAAAATAAAAGGAAGACAAAATTTAATCACAATAAAAGAAGATAGAGGCTGATTAAATTCAACTTGTTCATCAGTTTGATGAGTCACAGATAATACTTTTGTTTTACTTGGTTTTTGCCAAAAATATTCTCCTGTAGCTTTGGTCTCTAAAATTAAATCACATGGAAATTTAATTAAAAAAGAATTTTTAAAAAGTTCTAACATACCAGGGCAACTTTGTGCTGTTTTTATAATAGCTTCAGGATAAAGATCGACCGCCCTTTTGTTTTTTCTTACAAAAGGACATAAATGTGCAAACCATTTAGGTCCTCCTAAAGCAGGTTCAATAACTTCTTTTAAAGGAATAAATTCGCCTACTCCTTTTATAAAAAACTTATGTTTTTTTATTTTAAAAAAGTCTTTGATCATCTACAAAATATATATTCTCAAAAGCTTCAGTTGCTTCTGTTTTAGTTTGAACTAAAGGCTGTCCTGCTAGATTAAGGCTCGTATTTAATAAGATAGGACATCCGGTTTCTTTATAAAATAATTTTAAAAGATCGTGGAGAAATCCTGTCTTAACTGTTTGAATACGACAAGTATTATCTGCATGAACAATTGCGGGTATTTCTTTGGGTCGTTTACATTTAAAGTTTAAAGTCATATAAGGTGATTCTTTCAATCCTAGAGTATCAAAATATTGATTAAAATGCTCGTATAAAATAACCCCAGCAAAAGGACGATACCATTCACGTTTTTTTACTTTATTAATAATATCTTTTCCTTTAGGATTTCGAGGATCCAATAATAAAGAACGATGTCCTAATGCTCGAGGACCTGCTTCAGGAGCTCCTTCAAATAAAGCTACAATCTGTTGATCCACAAGTAATTTTAAAACATCTTTAATGGTTGCTGGTTTTCCATACTGATTAAAACAATTCTCGTAGAAATGATAAAAATTATTTTTAGGAGAATAAAGTTTAGGGTCTTGTGTTATTTTACGATAAAGAAAACAAGCTGCTCCAATACTGGTTCCTGTATCATCAGCTAAGGGATCAAAATAAAAATTACAATGAGGAAGATGTTTAACATAATAAGCATTGGCAACTACATTTAAACCGTATCCTCCTCCAATACAAATATTTTTAATACCTGTTATTTCCACCCCTTTTTTAATTAGGTCTAAAGCTTCTTGTTGAGTTTCTAATTGAACATGCTGGCATGGATCAGCATAGAATTTAAAATTTTGAGGAGTAATTTCTTTAGCTATTTTTGACTTCATTCCTTTAAACATGGCAGTTTTTAAATCTCCATTACAAGGAACTGTGATATGTTCTAAATCTTTATTAGTAATTTGAGGATAGGATTCATTTTTTCCATAAGCAGCAAGCCCCATTGTTTTTCCTCCTTCTAAACAATTTTGTCCAATTAAAGTTGTAGCTGCTTCATATTTTTTAAGAATACTAAAACTATCATAAGTCCAGTAATTTTTATAAATACTATTAAAAACATTAGGATAGCTACAGTCATATATACTTTCAGCTTCTCTACCTCCTTTTTTATTATCCTTATGATAAAAATTTCTCCATGTATTTTCATGAATAGATCCATCACGATCTATTATTACAGCGAGTGCCCGTTCAAATCCACTATTATAAAAAGTCCCTGCAGCATGAGCTAAATGATGAGTAGGAATAACAGTAATAGGAAGTTTTAATTTTTTATAAATATAAGCACTCATACTTTCAAAAATTCTACAATCATTAAGATGCCAAGAGTAAGTTACGTAATCGATAGGTTGAAAATGCTCTATAGCTAAATCGATGACATGAAAAGGATATTGATCTCTTTTAATTCTACTAAATCTTTCTTCTTTAGCAAAGAACTCTATCTCACCATCATTAATAATACAGATGCTACTATCATGACCCGGAGAAATACCGAGAATACGCATATTATTTATTTAAATTTTTAAATCTCGCAGGTAAACCTAAACAAACTCGTCCATCAAATTTATTCTTTTTTCTAGAATCATCTTTTGCATTATTATAGTGCAAAAAAATCTGAGCGCAGGTTTCTCCTTTAAATTTATTTCGCCAGTGTTCTAAAGTTTCTCCTCGAAAAAGAAGCATCTCTCCTATTTTTAGATTAATAGGAACTCCTTTTTGATTTCTTTTTCCTGTCGGATCTAAATAAATAATCCACGGATCTCCGCCAATAAATAAAGTAAGGGATATTTCACAAGAAACACGATCGCGATGACGTGAAAGAACATCACCTTTTTTATATATTCTTCCATAACCATAGCAGGGAATAAGAGTAAGTTTTGTTTTATTTTCAACTAATGGTAAAAGCTTCATTAGTAATGTTTCGATTGCAGCATCACCGTAGACCGAATAAGTATCGAGTGCTTGAGGATCCGAATACCAGTCACCGTAAGTATGGGCTCCCATTTTATTCGGAGGAAGATATTTTGTATCTATCATATATTTTACAGCACGTCGTTTAAGAATTAAATAATTAAAAAGAAAAGTACTCATTTCTTCAGAAACAACTTGAGAAACAGTTTCATAACCCTTAGTTTTAAAACTCATATAAATCTAGCTCCTGATAACCACAAAGCTAAAGTTTTTCTTGTTCCTTTAGTAACAGGGGTAACGCGATGATTTCTGAAAGAAGGAAAAGTAATCATATTACCAGGTACAGAAAGCTCTGGAACTTGACAATATTTAGTTCCTAAATAAAAAGATCCTCCTTTATAAGGAGCTTCGGATAAATTTAAAAGATTTGTAAGTTTAAAATCACTAACAGCACTTCTAAATGAAATTCCATCTTCGTGCCAATCATATTCTCCTTTAGAAGTAGCAGAATAGATATTATAATTAAGAGTATATGAATCTACAATCGGATATAAATTAAATCCAAATGCTAGTTCATTAGCAGAAAGTGCTTGTGTATACATAGGTAATAGTAAAGATTTAATTTTTTCCCATCTCACCATTTTAACTTCAGAGGTTTTAGTTACACCGTGTGCAGGAGTATCGTTGTCTTTAAATAAGTTTTTAGTAATGAGTTTATTAATTTTTTTAATTTCATCTGGTTTAAAAATAGATCGCCAATAATACCAAAAACGTGCGGGAGATGAGTTCATTTAAAAGGTTTCCCCCAGTGCCATATGATTAAACTATACCTTTTTCCTTTAGTTACTGGTTGAAGTCGATGCCAAACAAAAGAGGGAAAACACATAAGAGTACCTTGTTCATTTAATTCATTTACATTTTGAAATTGTCGATCTGATTCATCAGGATCTTCTGCTCTAAAATCCATTTGAAATTGGCCTCCTTGATAAGAAGTGGGTTTAGAAAGAGAGATTACAGTAGTAAGTTTTCTTATTTTACCATACTGAGGGGTAGAAGGATCACTACCGGGAAGAGGAGAACTATCATTATGCCACCCATAAAATTGTCTCTTTGTATAATGAGTAAATTGCATATTTTCAGACCAGTCAAATTCAAAATTCCATTCTGCGTTTTTATTGGCTGTAGCTACAAAAGGATGAATAAGTTTATATAACCAAGGATCATTAAGCCACGAGACATGTGATTTTCTTTTTTTAAATACAATTTGTTTTTCTTGTTTAGTTAGGGGTGCCTTTTTAACATTTCTAAAAGAGCCAGAACTTGCATCATTAACAGCGTAAGTAATAGCTATCTCTTTTTCTTTAGAAAGACCTAATTTTATAATTTTATTACAAATAGAAGGAGAAAGAGCTTTTTTAAAATACCAATAATAATGTTTAGGAATCATGATAGATTTTATCCTTTGTAAATTTAAGTGCGCTCGGACAAGTTATCGCTAGTCTTGTCCAATCTAAGGATCTTAAATTTAATTTATTAATAGAAGGTTGCCACATTTTTTTAAGTTCTTTATATGTATTTTTATAAGAAAATCTCATTAACGTAGGAAGATCAGTAGGATACCAGTCCATCCCTGTAGCTATACAATGAAGACCTCCCGTTGGACGATAATGATGATTTTCCATTTTAGATATTGTAGCAAGTTGAAAGTCACTATTAAGAGTAGGATAATCAAAATCAAAAGGGTACGCACGTTCTTGAATAGCTTTCCAGTATTTAGTATCAGTTCGACTAGATAAGGCATAATGAAGAGCTACAAATTCCGAAAAACTTTTGGATAGTTTTCTAACTCCAAAATTAAAATTATCACGAGTAAATTGAGAAATTTCCTCTCGCCCTAAACAGCGTAATAATAACTGTAAATATTCATGGATAGATAATAATCCATTGCTCTCTAAGGGTTCAATAAATCCAGCTGCTAATCCTATTGCGCATACGTTTTTAACCCATGGCTTTTTATACATACCTCCTTTAAATTTAAATTTTTTAAATTCCAATTGATCAACCCACTTAGGATCCCACTGACCTTTTTCATCGCTAAAGAAAGAAGGAAGAGGAAAAAAATTCATAGTAGGATTAGCCAACCAATGTTTAAATTCTTTAAGAGCTGTTTCATCAGAAACAAATTTATCTGAATAAATATATCCTGTTCCTATTCGCGACCATAAGGGAATAGTCCATACCCATCCATTTTGTATTGCAGTACAATTCGTATAGTTTTTAACTTCATTGGTTCTGTTTCTATAAGGTATTTTAGTCGCCCATGCGGAATTATTAGGAAGATAATCAAAACTCTCAAACGGCTCTAGTAAAGTTTTCCCTAATAAAAGGGATTTAAATCCTGTACAATCAATATAAAGATCAGCTTTATATTTTTTATTAAGAGAGATAATTCCTTCTTTATGACTTACTTCAACTGATTTAATTTCTTCTTTAATATGCTTTACTCCTTTAGGAATACAATAATGATCCCTTAACCATATTCCAAATTTTGTTGCATCAATATGATAAGCTGTATCTTTTTGAAAACTCCAACAATCAGGAAAAAGATCATCTCTATCGGTAAGTCTATTTTGAGATACTAAACCCATACTAGGATAAAGACATTCTGCATAATTCCAATTAGGAGTTTGAGGATATAAAATTTTTTTAAAATACCAATCATTCATTTCTGCTGAGTTTTCTTTAATATAAGGATCACCAAAAGGATAATGAAAACCTCCGTCTCCTATTCGACCAAAATCTTGGAAACGAATGCTTAATTTATAAGTAGCGTCACAAGCCTTCATAAAGTCTTCATCTTTAATATCCAGCATAGATAACCATCTATTAATCTGACCTAGGGTACTTTCTCCTACTCCTATAGTAGGAATGTCGGGAGATTCAATAAGAGTAATACTCTTATGAGAAAAAAATTTACTAAGAGTAGCTGCTGTCATCCAACCAGCAGATCCTCCTCCTACAATAATAATTTTATTTGTCACAAAAATTTAAATCAAATGCAAGAATAGTTTTAATAGTAGAAGATTTATTTACTGGACCATAGTGTTCAATATTACTTGGAACAATAAGCATGTCTCCCTCTTTAATTTCAGGAACAATAAAGCATACATTACCCGAATCAAATTGATCGAAGGGTTGTTTAAAAGCTGTTCCTTGATGAAATTTAGGATCAAAATCTACATAAACAATACAAGTAAATAGAGATTTACTATGATTATGAAGAAGATGATCCATTCCTTTTTTATAAGCTGCAGCCCAAGCTGAAGTTATTTTGAAATTTTGTTTTACTTCTTGCGCAAATTCCTGAAGCGAATTTTCCAAAATACGAGCCACTTCTTCTATAAATTCAGGAGTAGTCCTAGCTCGGTTGCTTAGAAAATTTTGATTCTTTGAAGATATATAAGGATATTGTTTTATAATATTTTTAATTTCTTTTTTGGTCTTTGACCAGTTCTTAAGGCTATATTTCCAATAGGGCACTATAAACATAGTATGTTTCATACATTTCTATTTTATACTTAAAACTAGCATAAGAACAGCTATCTAATCAAATATCTTAAATATTTGATTTAAATCAAACGCGACATTTGACCTAAAATGGGTAAATCATTTACCAGAATTAATGTATAATTCTCTAATGTTTTGAGATATAAGATTTAAAAGGAGGATTATGCCTTTAACTCAATTAACAGTAACACCAGGAATCGATAAAGAAAATACAGCTACAGGCGCCGAAGGTCGCTGGATCGATTGTGATAAAGTAAGATTTCGATTTGGTCAACCCCAAAAGATAGGAGGTTGGGAACTCACAACAGATGCTTATTATGTGGGAGTTGGAAGAGCTATTTTTAACTGGTTCGATCTTGACGGTTTTAGATATACAGCACTAGGAACTAATAAAAAAGTCTATATCTATCGATCTGGAAGTATTTTAGATATTACTCCTATTAGATCAACAGCTTCCCTTACAACAACATTTACTACGCTCACAGGATCTGCTAATGTCGAAGTAAAAGCCTCTACGCATGAAGCACTTGCGGGGGATTTTGTAACTATTTCTGATGTAACAACTTCTATTGGAGGAATAGCCAATACAGCTTTAAACGCTGAATTTGAAATCATTAATTTATCTAATAGTAATTCTTTTACAATTGAAACAACGGGAAATACTGCTGCAAGTAATGTTGTCGATACAGGTAACTGTACAGCAACTTATCAATTAAATACTGGACCCGCACTTCAAACATATGGTTATGGCTGGGGATCAGGAACTTATAATTTAAATACATGGGGAACTGCCCGTCCAGCAGGTTTTATTGAATTAGTAATTGATGCAGCAGAATGGTCTTTTGACAATTGGGGAGAAGATTTAATTTTTACTCAACGAAATGGAGGAACTTATCTCTGGAATCAAGATGCTGGAATGAGTAATAATAGGGGCACAGCCATCGCGAATGCCCCAACGACAAGTATTATGTCGCTAGTAACACCAGAGTCACGACACTTAATATGTCTTGGAACAGAAACAACGATTGGTAGTGCGAATACTCAAGACAAAATGTTTATACGTTTTAGCGATCAAGAGAATTATGATGAGTTTACAGCTAATGCTATTAATACAGCTGGCTCACAACGTTTAGCAGATGGATCTGAAATTCGTTCTGCTAAATCAGGAAGAGCTGAGACATTAATTTGGACTGACACAACACTCTTTTCTATGCAATTTATTGGTGCTCCTTTTACTTTTGGATTTAAAAAGTTAGGAACAGACTGCGGATCGATTGGTTTAAATTCAGTAATCGTTATAGGCGACGTGGCTTACTGGATGTCCGATGGACAATTCTTCTCCTACGCTGGTTCAGTTCTAGAGATACCTTGTAGTGTTAAAAATTATATCTTTAATGATATTAATAAAGTTCAATATGCGCAAGTCTATGCCGGACACAACTCTCAATTTACTGAGGTCATCTGGTATTATTGTTCTAGCTCCTCTGATCAAATCGATCGTTATGTTACTTATAATTATACAGAAAGAGTTTGGGCAATAGGAAACTTGGAGAGAAGTACTTGGATCGATAATGGTGTCTATGAAAATCCTTTTGCGTCGGAGTACTTACCTAATAATACTGCTAATACTACGACTACTATTTATGGTATGACACCGGGTCGATCTGTTCTTTATAAACATGAATCAGGCTACGATGCTAATGGAACAGCTCTATCTGCTCATATTGAATCAGGTGATGCTGATATCGCTGATGGACAAGACTTTAGCTTTGTTAATAAATTTATTCCTGACTTTAAGGATCTTATAGGAAATACTGAAGTTACGATCTCTGTACGAGATTATCCAGGTGATACTAAGACTGCTAAACCTACTCAAAATGTCACAAATACTACAACTTATTTAAATACACGAGCCCGAGGAAGACAAATCTCACTTAAAGTTGCTAATTCTCAATTAGGCGATAATTGGAGATTAGGAACAATGAGAATTAATATAAGGCCCGATGGCAGACGATAAATATACCATTCGTCGTGCAACTTTAAAAGATGCTGTCGATATTCGGGAAGTACTCAAGACTTGGCTCACAGAAAGCCCTTATAACTTTGGAACTGCCAATAATAAGAAATTACTTGATAATATTATCTTTTACATTCGTGATAGTTTTGTTATAGTAGTGGTAAATAGGAAAAATGTAATTGTCGGCACGCTTGGAGCGGCGCTTGATGATACGTGGTACACGGACAAGAAATTCTTACGAATGATGTGGGTCCATGTATTACCAAAATGTAGGAACTTTAAGGTCGCTAGATCAATGATGATAGTTTTAAAAGAATATGCAAAATCAATTAAGAAACCTTTAATAATCGAAATTTTTCAAGGAAGCGACGTACAACGAAAGCATATGTTATTTACAAAACTAGGTTTTGATGTTTTAGGAGGAATTTATACACATGGGTAGTTTATTTAAAGGTTCAACAACTGTCGTTCAAGCACCTCAGTCATCTCAAACGACATATGATATTCCAGAATATCTAAAAGAGTTTCAATCCAGTTTATTAGATCGAGCCAACGTCGAAAGTCGTGGAGCTTATCAAGGTTATACTGGAGATCGAATTGCTCCTCTTTCTACTGCAGAGACACAAGCAGGTGGTATTATTTCAGGTCAAATTGTTCCTCAAGCAGGAGCACTCGCTAATATAGGCGCACAACGATTTGATACAGCAACGGCACAAAGTTATATGAATCCGTATGCTAATACAGTTATTTCGGGAGTTATAGGAGACCTCGAGGAGCAGTACCAAAAAAACCTACGTGGGATTAATCAAGGTGCTGTGGGGGCTGGCGCATTTGGTGGAGCAAGACATGGCGTTGAACGCGGACTTGCGGGAGAGAGATACCTCGAAACGGTCGCTGACACAACTGCCAGGTTACGTCAGGCGGGCTTCGAATCCGGAGCCCAGAGATTTGCTGCTGATCGACAAGCAGAGCTTCAAAGTGCAGCAGGACAAATATCCGCACTTACAGGAGCACAACAACAGCTTGGTCAATACGGAGCGATGGGACGAGGATTAGAACAACAAAAATTAATAGAAGAATATAGAGATTTCATAGAAGAAAGAGAATATCCAAGAGAACAAGTTAGGTTCGGTGCAGGTGTCTTAGCAGGAGCACCCATACGATCATACGGACAAGAACGTACGGGAATGGTCGGGCAAGTCTTCGGACAACCATCAGTCGCAGGTCAGATCGCGGGACTTGCTACAGCAGCAGCACCATTTTGGCCGAATAGTGATATAAGATTAAAAGAAAACGTTAAACAAATAGGTCAATCGCCTAGCGGTATTAATATCTACTCATTTAACTTTAAAGGAACTAAAGATCAATATGAAGGAGTACTCGCTCACGAAGTTCCTTACGCTTCTATAGTTGACGCTAGTGGCTACTGGAAGGTGGACTATTCTCAGCTTGATGTTGAATTTAAAAAGGTAAACTAATGGCAACTGATATAGAAGAAACTTTAAAAGAAAATATAAACGAAAAAACAAAATCAATCACTATAAAAGATGAGTTCCGAAAGAAAGGAGCAAAGCTTGATGATATTGATGATAATATCTGGACTCTAAAAGATATTAAATATAGATATTCTAAAACTGACGACAGTGAGGACGTAGAAAAAATTAGATACGGTATTTGGAAGAAAGAAGGTGCGTTCGGAAAAGGTATGAGAAAATTCTCCGAGAAGATGGATACCGTAGTTCAGGACGATAGTAAATTTACACAACTTCTAGCAGGGCTTGGTGTTATTTCAGAAAGTAGCAAAATGGATCGAGAATTTAAAAGTCCAATTGGAAAAGTTGCTACGGGTCTAACGAAAGGTCTCGTTACAGGAAAACAATTAGATATAGCTAATAAAGCAGCGACTGCAAAATTAGTAAAAGCAAGAAAAGACCCAGATACGATCGACTTAGGAGGACCAAAGTGGCAAGAAAAATGGTTCGCTCAAAGATTAGAGGATTTCGCAGATAGAAAAGTAACCCACCTAGAGCAAATGGATTTTGTTAATAATCGATTTACGATGCTTGAAGGAATTAAAGATCAAGGTGTTCCTACAGGTCTAATCGCTTCGCTTTTACAACCTTTCGAAGAAATTTTAGTAACGATCTTTCCTAAGGGAAGTAGTCAGTATGAAGCTTATAAAGAGTTGGATCCTGCAAAGATAAAAGGTCTAAGTTTAGCTGATAAAGTTAAATTTAAAAAAGAATTTCAAGCAGCGACGATGCGGTCAGTGATTAGTTTAGCGAAGAACCTTTATCCCGTTTCAGAAAACGATGTTAGACGATTGATGGAAGCAGCGGGAAGTGTTCAAACATATGGAGAGGCATTAAAAATGTTAGTATCTCTTCAAAAAGCTGCCCTTGAAAGAGATGACCTTTTCTATCAAGGACTTCAAAAATACATGGCTCAAAAGACTGATGGTCCGATGGATACAATCGAGGTCGATGGAGTATCAGGTAATGGTATCGAAGACTTCGCACAAAAATGGTCTCAAGCTCAATTAGTAGAAAAATATAAAAATATTACACAAGATGATGTCGATCAAGTTTATGGAAGTAGTCTTAAACGTGATGAATTAAGTGCTTATCAACTTGCAGCAGTCGCAAATTCTCTTAAATTAGTAAATTCAAATATAAGTAGTCCTGAATTAGATACTCTTGATACTGCTTTTAGAATTCAAGAAGATGAACAAGAACTTGAAGATAAAGTAAAAGATATGGATGAAGCTCTTCAAGCAATAATCGATGCACAAAATTAATAGTAGGAACAATGAATTATGGCCGAAGAAATAGAATTAAACGAACTCCAGCTCAAGAAGCAAAAAGTACTTATCGAGAAATTCGATATGCTACCCGAGGATGCTTATACGATAGCGATATCAGAAGATCATGAAAAAGCTACACAAGAGTGGAAAAATAAACAAATAGATATTCTTAAAACTTACACAAAACCAGATGAAAAGGTTGGTGATATAAAATCAAACGCTGACTATTTACTTAAAACTGGACTTAATAAAGAGATTATGAGCGACGGTGCTTTAGAAGCGAAGCAAGTACTTCTTGAAGCTGATAAATTCAATGAAGATGCAATGTTCTCTATGGGGATACTAGAGACAAACGCTGATACACTCGACTATCGTCTTTTATTAAATTTAAGAGGAATCGCAACAGATAAAGGGGCTGATAATGATATTCGTACGATCCTTTCTTATAGTTTTAGAGATGAAAAATATCAAAGTGTTAATCTAAAGAAATTAATTAAAAATAAATTAGTAAAAGACGGAACAATTACAGAAGATTTCTATAAGAAAAACGCACATGGGATTCAAATCTCAACCTTACCTCTTCAAGATGGCTCGAGAGCAATGGTCTGGAGAATACTACCTATCTTCGGAGGAGACGGTCAATTTCGTCCTGTTAATATGCCCGGGATAGAGAAGGGAGATTTTAATGCGATGTCTCGTGGATCAATAGAATTTGGTGCAGTCATGGCTGCTTTCATGGGAGGAAGCGTTGTTGGAGGTCCTGTAGTGGGAGGTCCTATCGCTGCCGGCTTCGCCCGTTGGGCGATCGGTGTAAAAACTGACCTTATAGGAAAATATCACTTAGGACTCGATGCTCCACCAGATGATGTAATTAAGAAAGCTCATATTACACCTGCTTTAATGGAAGCAGGTGCGGGTGTGATCTTAGGAAAAGTTTTCCAATTAATGAAACTATCAGCGATGGGAGATAACAAAGTCGATCTCGGTGACGTTAAACACTTCGTTAGAGAATATACAAACGCTAACCCTGGAACTAAAAAAGCAGTCACTGCATTAAAGACGCAACTTATAACTAAATATAATATCGCGAAAGAAAAGGTCGATGAGTATCTCGCACTTTCAGTCGCGCAGATGTTTCCTAATATGGCGTTAGGATTTAAGACAGCAGCGATTCCAAAAGCTGTTCAACAACAAATTGATGACGTAATAAAAAAATCCAGTATCGCAGCAGAGGTAGAAACAGCCATTTTAAAATCAGTAACAGGGGGTAAAGATGCTTTAAAAATAGAATCGATGGATTCGGTGGATAGTATTTATACTAAATTAGTCGCAGCTGATAAACTACACTGGGATAGTATTGGTACTAACAAACTTAAAAATATTAAAAAATCTATCTCATACTTAAAGGGAGATACATTTTTTAAGCCATCACTAAGTTATCAAAAGAACGTTGGACTTCAAGTATCTGAACTTATTAAAAAAGTTAATAATCAAGCAGATTTTATTGATAATCAAATTTTAGCAGAAGTTAAAAGACTTAATTTAAAAGTTACGATCACCGACCAATTAAAAAAAGATAGATCGGGATTCATGAAAATTATCGGAGCAAAAGGTAGTGTAGAATCCATGATCGAAGCTAATATTGGAAAAGCTCCAATAAAACCAAAAGATTATTTAACTAATAAAGTTGCAAAAGCTTATTATGATAAGTCCTTAAAAATCTATCAAGATTCAAGAAAAGCTTTTACTAACTTAGGAACTGATACTTTTAAAGAGATTCAAGCAAGGTTAAGACACTTATATAAAACCTTATCGGGTAGTACTGGACAACTGACTTATGAAAACTTGAATTCTATGAAAGGTCTTATTCTTAATGCAGAATTAAGTGCAACATCAATTATAGAGCAAAATGCTTTACGATATTTAAAGGGAACTATTAATGCAGCTATTTATGATATAGGAGTTAAAGCTTTTAATCAAACTGGAAGTAAAACACTACTCAACCTTGTTGAAAAATCATTTTTAGTATCAGCTCTTCAAAAGAATTCAATTATAAATGAAGTTGCCCAAACATTTGGATATATGAGTAGAAGTAAGGGGGGTCCCGTTCCTCATGCGATGGCACTACACTCAGAAAATATCTTTTTAAAATATTTTTCTAATACAGCTAATTCAAGAGCTAACGCTGAAGCTTTAGGAACTTTTTTAAATGATCCTGCAATAGCAGCTAATCTGACGATGCGTAATACAATTAAAGGATCAGTCTATGAATATTATGAAAATAATGTAATTAAGGGAACTTTATCGCATGCTGACTTTATAAAGAATTTTGGAAAAAATGCAGAGTCCGTCTTAGGTAAAGCTGATTATAAAATATTTTCAAGAAATGCAAATCTAGCTAGTAAACAGATGGATAAATTTTATAAAGTGTGGGGCGATAAAATGTCTGTTGTTGCAAGATATCTTCAAATTGATCCTTCGATTCCTTTAAAAAATTATACACCTGAGTTTCTAGCTTCCCAACTTATAAAAATGGGAGGAGTGGTTAATATGCAAGCTGTTAAAAGTGCTCTTGGAGTAAGAGGATTTAAATCTGTTCAAAATCACGTAGTTAAGAGTATGTACGAAGAAACATCCATAGTAAATAATATAACACAGCTACGTTCTTATAACGGGGCACTCTTATTAAATTATATAAAAAATAATCAAGCGATGCTACGAGGCACTTTTGATGACGATTTTGTAAAAGCACACACTAATCTTGCAAAAGTTTTAATGCTCGTACAAAATACTCCTAAAGAAATTATTAAAAAATTAGATGCTAGTATGACAACGAAGACTAGCTTATATGGAATGTTTATAGATATTTTCTATGGACCCTTGAATCATAAACGTTTAATCTTAAATAGAATGGCACGTATCTACGATGCCTTTGATATTGATCAATCGACTTATAGTATGATGTTTAATTATCAACTCTTTCTAGAAAATGCTAAACGAAATTTTATTATGGGATCATATCCAAAAGTATTAAATGATGCTCTAAAGGGACAAGAAGCAAAAAAGAGATTTAGGGATCTTATTTTAAATTATAAAATACCTAGATTATGGGATAAGAGAAATGTTTGGAATGTTGGAGGTCCTTTTAAACAAGAATTTACAAACTTAGTGGGTGTCGATGTACTTAAACCAGTATCAGTTGCATGGGAAGTATTTAAAAAACCAAACTGGTCCATCGTTGGTCAACGATTAGGTATCGAGGAATTATTAGATACAACACGAGATGAAATTCCAGGAGAAGCTGATTTAATAAAAGAAGCGTCAGCACCACTTCATTGGGCAGGATCAGAACTTAAAGGAATGTCGAGTGAAGCATTTGATATAATAAAAATGATTACTTCATCTGTTTTTGAAGGAAAAAGTAAAAAGTTACCAGAAACTATTAAGATCGAAGAAAAATTAAAAAAACTAAATGCCCAATAACAGAATTGATAAAATCGCACATACGCGACTAGACAATCATGAGAAATTATGTAGAATTATGCAGAGACAGACCCACGAAAGATTAAGAGAATTATCACGTCAAATAGAACGTCTAGAGAAAATCTTATTCACTGTAACAGGATTAATAATTATAGGATTACTTACACTTGTCTATGATAAGCTTTTATGAATTCTAACCTAAAGGGTTGTTTCGCAGAAAATTTATCAGTGTGTTATTTACAGGAACTTGGCTTCCATGTTTTTAAGGGAAATCAAACTAATAGTCCTGTTGATTTAATCGCACTCGATCCTAAGACTTTAAAAGTTAGATTATTTGATATTAAGACTAGAAATTATAGAAAGGATGGAACTAAAATATCGCGTAATGCCAGGGCTCCTGAAGTAGAATTACTTTATGTCGATGTAGCTAAAAAAGAGTGTCAAATCGCTGAAAAAAGAGTAAAATAACTGGATGCAAAAACGAACAAAAACAGAGATGATCGTTATTCATTGTTCAGCAACCCCTGAAACAATGGATATTGGTGTTGAAAAAATAAGAGAATGGCATGTAAAAGAACGAGGTTGGGATGATGTCGGTTACCATTATATTATTACTCGGGATGGAACGCTTCAACCAGCTCGTAGTGAGGAATATATGGGAGCCCACGCTGTCGCTGTTAATGATCGTTCAATAGGAATTTGTCTTATTGGAGGATCAGATGAAAAAGGAGCATGGGAACAAAATTTTACTCCTGATCAATTTACTACACTAAAAGCTCTTATTTTACATCTGCAAAAGAAACATGGTATTAAAGAGATTATTGGACATTATCAAGTAGAACCCAAAAAGGAATGTCCAAGTTTTAATGTAATCGGGTGGTTACGTAAGGAGAATATAGATGTGGCTTAATATTGCAGCAAAATTAGTTCCTGGAATAATTAAAACAGGAATGAGTATCGCGTCAAATAGAAGAAGAACTAAAGAATTTGAATCAGTCGCTGAAATGAAACATGCCGAACGTATGTCTCTTGGTGAATTAGAGTATAAAAAAACTGTTATACAAAATAATCAACAAGGATGGAAGGACGAATTTGTGCTAATCTTGGTTTCATCCCCAGTAATGCTTTTAATTTGGTCGATTTTTTCAGATGATCCTGATATAAGACAAAAAGTAGATATGTTTTTTGAGTACTTTGGCAATATGCCATTTTGGTATCAAGCTTTGTTTATTGGTGTGGTATCAGCAATTTATGGCTTAAAAGGCGCAGATATTATTAAGAAGAAATAATGCCCTTTCGCTCAGAAAAACAACGTCGTTATTTATGGAAAAAAAAGCCACAAATAGCTAAACGTTGGACTAAGGTATATGGTAGTAAACCTAAGAAAAAAAAGAGGAGAAAAAATGAACTGGTTTAAAAAAATATGGAAAATTATTTGTTGGCCGTGGATTAAATTTATTAAATGGCTATCAAAAGGATTACCAGAAAAAAAATAATGGAAAATCAAATTTGCAAAGAGTGTAAGCACATTTGTCATTGTAGCAGAGATTGTTGCGATTGCAAAAAATGTGACTGTCAATCTAAAGCCGAAGATGCAAGTTATGAAAATAATGGTGGTTTAGTAATTGATGACACCAATGATTGTGAAGGTTGTCAATAGGGTTGTGACTTAATACACACGCAAGGTTTAACAGTTAGACCTTAATAAATAATAAAGGAGATAAATATGTTTAATTTTAAACTAGAAATTCCAACTTATAAAGAATGGAAAGTAAGTGTTGAAAAATACACCGAGCAAGTACAGAAATTTTATAAGGATTTTTGGAATGACGTTTGGATTAATTTTCCAAGCGACAATTAATAAATGACGCTACCTGATATGCTTGGCATATGTCCGTGTCAGATGTGTAAGTGTGACTCAAAGCGACGGCAAACCTGTAGACTTAGATAAATCTAATTGTAATTAGGAGAACTATGGAAAAACTAAAACAACACGCAG